TTCAGCCTAGCGAATTTGTAGTAGAGAACAAGTTGCTTTACCCTGAAGGAAACGTTATTAAATATATTCTAAGGCATTCAGATAAAGGAGGAAAGGAAGATTTGGAAAAAGCTAAACATTTTATCGATATGATTATTGAAAGAGATTATGGAGAAGAGAAAGAAAAAAAGGAATCATGGGTAGAAGGCCATAGGAAATGGAAAAATGAAAGGTGCCCTCATAACTAAATGTTTGAAGCTCAGACAGAATGGATATCTCCCGAATCTTTTAAAGATTTAACAAAATATGATTTTATTGCAATAGACTTAGAAACTAGAGATCCAGGATTAAAATCAAGAGGGTCTGGCGCTTTAGTTAATGATGGAGAGATTATAGGCATTGCAGTAGCAGTTGACGGATGGTCTGGTTATTTTTCTTTTGGACACGATCAAGGTAATTTTTTCGACAAGCGTAAAGTTATGCAATGGATAACAAAAGTTTGTGCATTGCCCGCTACAAAAATATTTCATAATGCTATGTATGACGTATGCTGGTTAAAGGCATACGGCGTCGAGATAAAGGGTCGTATTATAGATACGATGGTCATGGCATCTTTAATAGACGAAAACAGATTCTGGTATACGTTAAACAGTATTGCTTATGACTATCTCGGCGAAATAAAAGATGAAACTGGATTAAAAGCCGCTGCAGATAAAGCAGGTGTGGATGCAAAATCTGAAATGTATAAGCTTCCAGCCATGGATGTTGGATCATATGCAGAAAAAGACGCAGAATTAACTTTAAAACTTGCTAAAGTCTTGTCTCAAAAAATACAGAAAGAAAATCTTACAAAGGTTTTTGATTTAGAAACTCAACTTTTTCCATGCCTAGTAGATATGAAATTTAAAGGCGTGCGCGTAGACATCGAACAAGCTCACCAAGTGAAGCAAACACTACTTGAACAAGAAACAAGGTTGTTGCAAGAAGTAAAAAAAGAAACACAAATAGATGTTCAAATAATGGCCGCAAGAAGTATTGCCAAAGTTTTTGATAAACTGAATTTACCTTATAAAAGAACTGAAAAAATAAATGCTCCGTCATTCACCAAAAACTTTCTTGCTACTCATTCTCATCCAATAGTTAAAAAAATAGCAAAAGCCCGAGAAGTAAATAAAGCGCATACTACATTCATTGATACTATTATCCGCTACGAACATAAAGGTAGAATTCATGCAGATATTAATCCAATTAGATCAGATAGCGGAGGTACAGTCACTGGTCGATTTTCGTATAGCAATCCAAATCTTCAGCAAATTCCAGCAAGGAATAAAGAATTAGGACCAATGATAAGATCACTCTTTCTTCCGGAAAGAGAACATAAATGGGGTTGTTTTGATTACTCGCAACAAGAACCAAGACTTGTAGTACACTATGCAGCAAGAAGCTCTCTCGCGAAGGATAAATCAGTGATTGAGATTGTAGATAGATTTAAAAAAGGTTCTGTGGATTTTCATAAAATTGTTGCTGACATGGCAAAAATAGAACGAATCCAAGCTAAAACAATTAATCTTGGATTATTTTATGGAATGGGTAAAGCTAAATTACAAGCAGAATTAGGTTTAAGCACGAGACAAGAAGCTGAAGAATTATTCGATAAATATCACGACAGTGTTCCCTTTGTAAAAAACTTAATGGATAAAACTACTGAGGCAGCGGAAACCGACGGATATATCCGGACTTTAGGTGGAAGAAGATGTAACTTTGAGAAATATGAAATTAATGAATTTAGACGTGGAAAGCTTTCTGTTACCGGGACAAGAGATGAAATAGAAGCCAAATATATTAAGCAATATAAGGAAAAATATCCAAAAGCAGAAGAAGAAAAAATAGAGAGAATTAGAAAAATGTTAAAAGAAAAAGATCAGACTTTAATAAAACGAGCTTTTACATATAAAGCTCTAAACAAGTTAATACAAGGATCTGCCGCAGACATGACTAAAAAAGCAATGCTGGATCTATATAAAGAGGGTATTATAGCCCATATACAGATTCACGATGAACTGGATATTTCTGTAGAATCTGATAAGAAAGCTAAACGAATAATTGAAATAATGGAAACCGCAGTTGACCTAGAAGTACCAAACAAAGTAGACTACGAATCAGGGAAAACTTGGGGCAACATTTACGATTAGGAGGAAATATGGAACAAGCAAAAAAATTATGGGCATTAGTATTAGCTCATAAAAAGATTTCTATTGCTGTAGCAGTAGTAATTGTTTTAATAATCATAGCACAATAGGACTTTATGTTGGATGGCATACTTAAATGCGAATATTCCTGCGACTTACGCGCAGGTTCGGAGAGAATATCTCTATGATCTTAAAGAACATCATGGAGAAGCTGAAGACTGTATCATTTTCGCGTTGGCTAGTATCACTGGTCGTCCGATTTTATTCCATGCCATTATGGAAAACGGTGCAGTCTTTTACCGTTTACCCATCTCTGCATTTATCCAAAAAGGCTATAATGTCAAAGAGGTTCCTAGGATGCGACTTGACGAGCTGGAGCTATGGAATTGCTTTAGTTACTATCCTAGCGTTACTTCTTTTGATGTCTTGGACGGTCAGTCCGGTAAATTCATAGGCAAAGATAAAAAATGGTACGCCGGTGCGTACCTTTTTACAGTTGACTGGGCCCATCCAGAGAGTAATATAGTCGACACCGATCATTCGGAAATTCCGCACGAACATAAGTGCGCTCATATACTTGCCTTGGATGATGGCAACTATGCGGCTCAGCCAAACAATAGATTAATATGGAATATTCCTTCATTTACAGTGAAGAACGAAGTTCCTAACTGGAAGGTACAAACAAGTGATTGGAATGTTGAAGATAGTAGTAGATGGCGTACTGAAGACACAGACAACTTCTTCTACGAAATTGAGGAGAAAAAAAATGATTAAAAAATGGATTATAGGTCCCTTAAAAAGATTTTGGGATTTTTTAAGTAAAAATGACAAAGTGTAAAGAGTGTTTTTGTAATTGTCATTGTAATGTGAAAAATCATTCCGATGATACAGGTGTATGCCCGTGCGAGAAATGTAACTGTAATCCTCAAGGGGCTAAAGTAAATGATGATGAGTGTCTTTCATGTCAATAGATAAAACAAAATGCTGTAACACACACACAAAAGAAAAGGAAGACAATGGCACATGTTGTCAACTCTCTTCAGAGGATCGAACATATGAACATTCTCCAATAAGTCTACGTATACATGACCTAGCTAACTCAAATCCAGATAAAACTTATAGAGAACTAGAAAAAATGAAGGAGCAATATGAATAAATTATATTTAGTTCTTGCATTATTATTTGCATTAAGTGCCTGCTCGGTAGGCAAAAAATGTACCTATACACAAGATGGAACAAAACTCTCATCTTATGTATGGTTTTATAATGGTGACAAGCCAATTGATTTAGACAAAAACAATTGTACTTAGGAGTATATGAAATTTGATGAAGTATTTATTTACATTTTTAATACTGACACTATTGGTGTGCTCAACAAGTGCCTATGCTGCAGAAACGCAAACGAACGTTTCGGGAAGTAATACAAGTATTGAAGGAGGCTATACAGGAGGAGCTACAACCTATGAATCTGGATCTGAATCTACTTCAACCACTAATTCAACAAGTAATTCTAATATAAAATCAGCACCACTTACAGCTAATGCACCATCATACAATTCTATGACACAAGATGTTTGTGCAGTTGGAGCTTCCGCGGGACTACAAACATTTGGTGTAGGTATTAGTGGTGGAAAACATTTTATAGATAAAAATTGTGAACGATTAAAGCTAGCTAGAATACTTAATGACTTTGGTATGAAGGTAGCAGCCGTTGCTATTCTCTGTCAAGATGAACGTGTCTTCGAATCCATGATCCAAGCTGGCACTCCATGCCCAATTGACGGAAAAATTGGTAAAGCTGCCCAAGCTTTATGGAATAAATATGACTTTGAAAGACCAGATTATAAAGCGTATGTTAAGCGTATGAAAAAAAGAGAAAAGGTAGCACCTACTCCTAACGCCATATCTTTAAAAGAAGTGGATAAAGTCACATGGACAGAACCAAAATAAAAAAATTAGCAACAATATTTTTTGTTTGTTATTTTCTAGCAAGTTGTTTTGCTAACATAGCTGGCGCTGAAGATAACGATACAGCTTTTACTACAAACATATTACCAAATGCTGGTACTACAACATCAAATTACAGTAATGCTAATTTTGATGGCGTTGCATCTTCAACAGAAAATTTAACAAACAATTCTACACACAATGGATTTACAATCACTTGTGATACGCAAGTTAATAATTTATGTGGTCGAGCCAATACGTCTGTTGGAGAAATAGAAGCTTCACACGATTTAACAGTTACAGCTACTGGATCTTTAGTAGGTATAGAAGGAGATAGTACACCAGATGGTGTTACTCATACATCAACACAACAAAAATTAAATGGTGGAATAGGTATAACCAGTAATATAGCAGTGCAAAACTGTGAGTGGAGTTCATCTAGTTATAGATGTGGAAGTTATTCAGGAGCAGTTGATTCATACACTTTAGTAATGAAAGTTTTAGATGCAGATGAAAATGTATTAGCTTCATCAACACAAATTAGAACAGCTGATGCTGGCTATAATGCAAATGAAATAAAATTTCACGATAGTTTAAACTACAATGGAGTTCATGCTAATAAATATGAATGGTCTTGGACAGGAGTTGATGGGTCAGAAAGTACATCAACAGCACTTCGTGGTCCTAATTTATTAGGTGCTGAACTAGAGTTAGCTTTTCCTACAGATGATTATGAACCCTTAAGTACAGCAGAAATAGAAAGTATTAATGAATCGTTAGGCACAGCTAATCTTAATGAATCTGAAATATGGAATGTTATCTCTGGACTTGAAGAAAGTATTGGCGAAAAATTAAATGTAGAAACTGGAGGTGCTGTAGTTAGTGTTGAAATAAATGAAGAGACAATGCAAGTTATTGTTCATACATCTAAAGAAGCATCGGTAAAAGAAGTTGCTAAAGTACAAGAAGTTGTGCAAGTTATGAATGAAACTAAAGCTGTAGAGACTATGAAAAAAGAAGTTATACAGGAAGTAATGCAGGAGATGAAGGAAGAACCAAAGACCACACAAACTAAATCATTTTCGATGGTTTCAAAGGAAAAAACAGTATCATCAGAAAAGAAGGAGGAGCCTAAAATTACCAAAGCCCCTCCAGGAATGACAGAAAAAAAAGAAGAAAAGAAACCCACTAAGATGGTACAAAAAGGACCAAACAATGAAGAAAAAAAAGAAGAAGCTAAAGAAGAGAAATCTACTAGCGAGACTACTAGCGAGTCCACTACTGAGACAGCGAATAGTCAAGAGCAAGAAGGTGTACAATCGGAAAAAACTCAAGTTGCCAAGCTGGAATTGGTAATGAAGAAGATCGATGCTAAAGTTAAAAACCCTATAAAAAATTTAGAAATTAAAAACTTAATCAAATTAGATATTATGATGGGCGACAAAGATGCATTAAAATTATATCAAAACGCTGTATTTTATCAGCCAAAAGACATCTATTTAGAGCAGTTACAGATCTTTGATCAACGTCAAATTTATGCCAATGTAAGCCTTGCAACGTATGTTAATAATGATAAAGTGGCGATCAAGGCAAATATTTTACATAATCTTAATCTGAAGAAACAAAGATTATTAATAGAACTGGAGCAATTGAAAAATGGTTAAAAAGTTTAATATAAAAGACCAACTTGCTGGCATCGCTGCATTGATTGCGGCTATTGTAGCAATAGGCGGGGGCTTTGTAAAATACGGTGAAATTACTACTAAGTTAGATGCTATATCTGAACAGACAGCACCTGATCTTACACCTCTTGCAAAGAAAATAGGTGATAATAAACAATTCATTTCTAATAATATGACAGATCTTGCAGTATTAGAAAAAGAAATTGAGTTATTAAAAATACAGATGGAAGAAATCAAAGTAAGTACAAGCAATCCACTATCAAACTAAAATGAAAATATCAGAGAACACTGCAATCAGTATGCCTATGCGTAATTTGATAGCTATTTTAATAGCTGTCGCAGCAGGAGTCTGGGCTTATAGTGAAATCACAACAAGACTTACTTTCTTAGAAACATCCAAACAATTAATGGAACAAGATTTACTTGAGGCCAGCACACAAAAACCAATCGATCAGGAACAATTTATGATGTTGGAGGATTTGTACAAACAAACAGAAAAATTAGTAGAACGAGTTGATGGAATGATGCACAACCAAGTGAACATAGAACGATTAGAAAAAGACATGGGAAAAGCACAAAGAGATGTTGAAAAATTAAAAGATAATTTGCGTAACTTTTCAAATGGAGCACAACACTAATGACTGAAGTAGTAGTAGCCTTATTAATGTTTCTTAATGGAAATATGATTGAACATACTTACAAAGAGTCTATGTCCGCATGCTTAAAAAGTAAGAGGGTTGCCATGAGAGAAATTAATCCCGATTCTGTTCTCTTTACTTGTAAAAAAATAACAGCTAAGACAGAGATTTATCAAGGTAGAAAAAAAATACTTAAAGTTCTAGAACAAAATAGTAGCTTGTCTACTAGTTTGTCTAGTAGCCCGTCTACTAGTTTGTCTAGTGGCTCGTCTAGTAGCTCGTCTAGTTTAGAAGGTAAATAATGGCTAAAGCAGACTATCAAGAAATTATAACAGAGTATAAGGAACAGGTTCGAGTTCTTAAAGAACAAGTCAATGAACTTACCGATGCCTGTAAAGCTAAAGATTCAGCTTTGAAAAGAGCATTACAGAAGTTAGAATATACCACGGACGATTTAGATAAATTACAGGAGAAAACAGATGAAACTGAGCAATAATTTTAGTTTAAATGAACTTACAAAAAGTCAAACTGCTGAAAGAAAAGGCATCAATAATACCCCTAGTGCTGAGCATCAAGAAAACCTAAAAAGGCTCTGTGAGAGCATCCTACAGCGTATTAGAGACCATTTTAAACAGGTTGTAAGCGTTTCTAGCGGATATCGCTCTCCAGAATTGTGTGTTGCCATTGGCAGTTCAACAGGTAGCCAGCATGCAAAAGGCCAGGCCGCAGACTTCGAAATTTTTGGTGTGTCCAACAAGGAACTTGCTGACTGGATTAATGAAAACTTAGATTATGATCAATTAATACTCGAGTACTGGAACGAATCAGATCCTAATTCAGGATGGGTCCATTGTAGTTATAAATCTCCATCTGATCCAGAGGAAAATAGAGGTCAATACTTGAGGGCCTACAAAGAAAATGGCAGTACGAAGTATGAACCTATTTAAAAAACATAAACTTAGACTTAGACCCGAAATTACACCTGGCGTATGCCCAATTTGTCATGAATTGTCTGACTTTGTGTCTATCGTCAATGACTATTATAAATGTATGACATGTGGCACGGATGTTGAACAAAAAATTAATGGTGTCATTAAATACTTACCAATCGGTAAAGAGGTTCTCGTAGAAAAAGACAATGGCAGTACCTAAATACGGAATATCTAACTATAATAAACAAACACCTAAAAAGCGGCCTGGGCGTCACGCAAAACACTGGTCTAAACGAATTCCGAGACGTAAAAAATCTGTTGGCCAGGGTTGACATTTAACACATAATATCCTATATATAAGTCAGAAAGTTATGAATATATTCTTTTTAGATAAAGATCCTGTTAAAGCTGCACAATTACAATGTGATAAGCACGTTGTTAAAATGGTATTAGAGACAGCACAAATGGTCTCTACTGCTGTGCGCAATCAAGGTCATGATGTAGGCTATTTATTAGCTTATCCCAAGCATCCTATGACTATTTGGGTCAATAAATCCAATGACAATTTTGCCTGGGCATTAGAGCACGGTCTTGCACTAGGTGAAGAATATACACATCGATACAACAAAATTCATGCATCACATAAAATGCTAAAAACAATACAAGATTTAGGTATTAAAGGTAATGCTAATTATATGACGACACCACCTTTATGCATGCCCGATGAATATAAAAAAACAAGCTACATAGAATCGTATCGTAATTATTATGTTAATGCTAAAAAGCACTTTGCCAAGTACACCAATCGTGAAACACCGGAGTTTATGAAATGAACTGTTGGCACTGCAATAAAGAACTGATTTGGGGAGGCGATCATGATATTGAAGAAGAGAATGAAGATTATGATATGGTCACCAATTTATCGTGTCCTAAGTGTCATTCCCATGTGGATGTTTATCATCCCTCAATCAAACTTTTAAAAGAATATAAAGACTCTGATAAGGATAAGGAAAAAGTAAAAAAAATTAGTCGAGATTATATAAAAAAGAGAAAGAAATGAAAAGTTTAATTATAATACTGAGCGTAGGCTTTTTAGAAATGCCCTTTGAGAATAAGCTAAGTTGTATGGAACAAGGGTCCATGTGGCTGGATATGAATACCACGTACCAAGACTCACGGCCCGCGGACCAGGGATTATACACTAAACAAGGGAAACTTGTCTACGGTTTTTATTGTGCTTAAATAGAATTTCCAGGTTTACAATTAAACGCTACAAAAAGCCTATTTTTTTCTACAACTTTTTCACCCATAGCCTGTACCATTTGCATGCCCTCAATATAGCCTGCATTGACACACGCGTAGTGGCTGTTAAAAGGCTGAGCTTTCTGTATAGAAGGCGTCATACAGGATCCATTGATCGCTGAACACACCCATAAAAATAAAAAATACTTCATTGACAATCTTGTAAATTATATGATATATCCCATATAGTTATAAAAC